AAGACTATTATAAACTTCGTGAGTAGCTTTTAAAACAAACTTTTTTATTGATGTCTGAATACCTCTGCTACTAGAAAAACTAGAAGAAGTTAATTCAGATTCGTTAAGTTCATTTAATACATTATTTACTAATGTTAAATACGTTGTAGCCATGTCTCCCCTTGTTTATTGTATCGCCAATTCATGTTTTGTCAAGTTTTTTTACGTTTTTTACCCTTATGTTTATTTGCAAAATTACGAGCGGATTCTACTGAGCGAAAACCCCATGCTCTAAGTGCTAGTGCTTTTCTAGTTGGGCGACCCTTCTCATCTTTCATTGGGCCCTTCATTCCTGCAAATCTTGCGGCAAAAGAAATTCTTCGTGGATTAACACCCCGTTTAACCGGAGGCTTTAAATTAGAACCTTCTTTTCTTTTAAAATAAGCACGGCCCTTTGCGGTTAAACCGCCTTTAGGGTTTTTGTGTTCTTTCCTCATTTTTTAGCTGTTTGTTTAGCTCTCTTAAAGTTAGCCGCACTAGGAGCACCTTTTGCACCTTTTTTACGCATTTTTTCTCCACGCTTTCTTTTTGCATGAATATTTGCATATAATCCTTTTCTAGCCATTATGAGTACCTCCTATAAGCCGCAGTTTTTTTAGCTATTTTTTTAGGTTGTTTTGAAACTTGTTTACCTTTTTTCTTTGCCTTACGTTTAGCTCTTGTAGTAGCGGCGTATTCTTTTGCAGATAATGCTTTTATAGCCTTTTCTGGTAAGTATCGTTCTCCAGTTTCACTAGACTTTTTACCAGATTTAGTTCTCCACTTTTGCTTACCCCAAGCTTTTAAACTTCTTTGAGATTTAGCTAGTGCCATGTCTTTTTTGTACTGGCAATTTTAAAGTAAGAGATGCACCTTTATGAGCAACAAATTTTCCAGTATGCTTCATAAGTTTTATACTATTTTTGTTTTTCATAAAATGAAAACCTTTAGGTGCTTTTATAGTTTTTGTTTCTGCCATTACTTGTATCCTCCACCTGCTTTTTTATAAGCTTTTGCAAGAGCTTGAGCCTTTCTTCCAGACCACTTGCCCGCCGCAGTTCCATGTGATGCTTGTGCTTTTATACGATTAAATATCCTTTTACGCATACTAGGCTTAGTATAGTTTCCTGCTTTATTTACAGTAGACTTACTTTTTTTTGTTTTTGCCGCCATACATCATTTTCTTTTTAGGTTTTGTCATCATACCGCCGCCATACATAGTTTTCTTTTTCTTCATGGCACCACCCATCATTTTTTTCTTTTTCTTCATTGGGCCGCCGTACATTTTTTTATCTTTCATGTCCATAGAGGCTTTTTTCATTGATTCTTTTTTGTCACCATCTTTATCTAAATCAATATAATCTGGCTTAGCTTTACCACCTACATTCATTTTCTTTTTCTTTTTCTTCATAGCACCGCCGTACATTTTCTTTTTAGGCTTTATTCCGTACTTCATCATTTTGCTGTCTCCTTTTTTGGTTTAGTAAATATAGTCCAAAATGCCTCTGCTAACCCATAGGGGTCATCCAAAGGAAATCCTAATTCATTTAGTTCTTTTTTTTCTTTTTTTAACTTTGGCTTTTTCAATTTTTTTGTTGGTGCCGTAGACATATGCATCTGTTTTTTTTTCATTGAGCTTTAATTTTTTTGCTTGTTTTTTTAATTTGTTTTTTAATTTTTTAGGCACTGCAAGTATCACAATTGTCTGGGCACACACAATCAGACATTCTTAATGCACCACACTCAGTACACGGCATACATGTACATTCTATTCCTTCTCCACAATCACAAGGTCTAATCAATTTTTTTCTCCAATAGTTTTATAATTTCATCTAATTTATTTTCTAAATCAGTTACTCTTTTTTCTAAATCTTTATCACTGTTATCAAAAATTTCACTTTTTTGACTAGCAGTCATATCCCATTCAGTCATATAATTCCTTTTAAAAAGGGGGCATAAAGCCCCCTAATTTAATTTATTTTATGAGCTGTTAGAAGCAGTTTCATCTGAACCACTTACATCACACATAATTGCCCATACTCTGAGCTTACTTGCGTTATCTGTTGCACCTAACACTTTGACATCAATTGTGTCAGCAGAACCATAAACATGTCCTACGTTTGAAGCGTTAGCAACTTGAGCACCATGACCAGTAGATGTAGAATCTAATCCGTCTACAAATCTATCTACGTCACCACCATCTCCTAAATCTAGTGTAACACTAGATGGAGAAGCAGTTAGTACTTCAATTCCTGCGTTAATAACAAAAGTTTCAGCAGGTACATTTAATACCTGTACTATGTCGTTAGCCACTGGGTCAAACAGTGATAAATCAACTGTATTTTCTACCCAGTATGGTTTTCTTCTAGTAGAAGGATGTCCACTAGTTCCACCAGTAACTTTACTATGAGTCGCCATTTGTATATCCTCCTATATTATGTTAAAGTAACTACAGTTCTTACGAGAGCTTCTGGTCTTAAGACCTTGCTACCATAAACATGTAATCCTCTAACGATGTCAGAAAACGAGTCTGGGTCTCTTACAACTTCTGTTTTCGCAATGTGCGAAGCAGTTGAAGTAGAAGACATGTGACCTGCCATTATGTAATACTCGTTCGATGAACCAGTAGCTGTAATAATGTCAGTTCCAGAAATGTTTAATGCAGTTGTTTTGTACAGGCTCATTCCTGCTACAGATTTGTTTGTTACCAATCCGTTACGCAACGCTGAAACACCATCGCCCATTACAGACGCATCCATAACTTTTGATGCCGCCGCAGACAGTTGTTCGTAAAAAATTGGAGGTGCCGCAAACCATCTATTTTCTTCTGGTACAGATTGGTCATCTAAAATTCTAGATGCTTCTGCAATAACGCCATAAGCTAAGTCGCCTGTGTTAGCTGTTACTGCTGAACCTGTGTTAATACCAGAAGTAGTAGACATTGCTTCTAAAACATCTCTATCATATTTTCTTTTTAGAGCATAAGCACCAGAAGAGGTAGCTAATGATTCAAAGTTAATATGAGATTGTCTTTCTTCAATATCATCTACTTTAAAAGCAAAATAATTTGCAGTGTCAACTACAAGAGTAGTTTGGTCATCTGCAATATTTTGTAGATTGGTTTGAGAACCTTTTGTGTAAGATTGAACGGTAATCGCCGGTTCTTTTATAATTCTTACAGTATCGCCGTAGTTTTCAATTTCTCCTGTGTAATCAGTGTTAGTGATACCCTCAACAACAGAGCTTCTTCGGAAAAACTTGAGAACTTTTTGCGAATAGATGCTAGGTAGCCAATTACCCGAAGGTAAGTTGTCATAACCCGCAGATGCTGATATAGCCATTTTAGTTCTCCTTTATAGGTTAAGTTTAAGCACGAGTATCAATTCTGCCTTCTTTAAAAGCTAAATCAATCTCTTTCTCGTACTTTTCATACACCGAAGCGTTCATTTTTTGAATCTCCGATGCCTTCCAAACTTTTTTGTTAGTATTGCCATCAACGTTTACAGACTTGGCCTTTGTCTTTGTCACGCTAGTAGCCGCACTTACATTTGATTTGGGTTTGCTGTTGCTTAAACCTTTGTCCGCTTTGTACAAATCAATAACACGAATTGCCCATTTAGAATCTTTATTGTTTTTAGTTACACCATCTGATATTGATGGAGGTTGTCCATCTAACCATTCTAAAAATTCTGGTGAATCTTTTATATCAGTAAAATCTGAATGAGAATTTAACAACTCTCTATACGCACTTTGCACAACTAAATCATCTTCTCTTTTACGAAGTGTTTCTACTTCTTTTTGTAGAGATTCAACTTGTCGTGTAGCTTGTTTTTGAGATATTGTCTCTACCACATCATACACATCTGGATATTTTTCTTTAAACTTTTTGAGTTCATCATCACTCTTTGGCGGAGTATAATTCGCCATAGCTTGATTTTTTTCAGCAAGTTTAAGTTTTGCTTCTATCTCTTCTAACTTCTGCGTATTTTCATTTTGCTTTCTGTCATAATGAGATTTTAGGTCATCATATCTTTTTTTGTAATCATGGTTAGGTTGAGCTTCATTTTTTGAAATAAAACCTGTTTCTTGAGGAGTGGCCTCTTGGGTGTCCTCTACAGCCTGCCTTGGGTCTTCAACTTCTTTATCTAAATCCTTACGATAAGAATTTTGATACATTGTTGATTGAACCTCGTCAACCTCGTTTTCTTTACTTTGTATTTCTGCTTCTTTAGCTTTTGCTTGAGCCATCTTTCCTCCTTCGGGGTCACAGTATGTGAGTAGCCGATTTGGTTGTTAAGTGTATTGGGGTCATATCTAATATATGAGTAGCCTTACACTAATCCCGATTACTCATCGGGAAACTGTTTAAAATGTTTTTGAAAATCCTAAATAACCTTGACTAGCAGATGGATTTGCTCCTATCTTTAACTTACCACCCATCATGTCAAACTCACCGGATAAAATTTTATCACTAGCAATCTTTGATACAGTATCTGCTACTGCTAAAAATCCAGTTGTTATTTTTTGTTGTTTGCTAGACATATTCTGTACTAGCTCTTCTTTTATTTCTTTTGCTATTAAATCTCTTGCAACTTCTTGTGGTTTTACTCTGTCACCAGAGTTTAATTTTTGAGTTCCAAATATTTCTTCGTATATACTTTGTGCTTTTTCTATTCTTTTATTAATATTAGGTTTTCCCGGTCGTAAAAATAAATTAGAAAACTTTTTTGTTATTTCTTCAGTAGAATCATTTGCAAGAGAACCTATTAATTCTGTTCTATTTTTTGCCCCAATATCTAAACCAACCCCACTAAATATATTATCTATAACATATTCAACTTGAGCACTAGCTGATGGAGTTATACCTCTATCTTTTTTATATTGATTATATGCATCCATGTGTGGTTTTTCAAATTGAAATAACCCTTGAGCAGAACCACCTATTTGCTGAGTTTTATAATCATAAGTTCCCCCAGTCTCTACATCTATATTACCCATAATACCTGCAATAGCTTCTGGTCTTAGTTTGTAAAAACCTTCTCCCTCTTGCACTCTTTGTTGGTTACTTAAAGCTCTATAAACAAAATCTTTATTACTTAATATAGGCTTTTTTTTTATTTGTATTTTATCTCCCTCTTGCATTTGAATAGGTTTCATAAACCCTTCAAAACTTTGTGACCTATCACTTAATTCTTTTTCATCATCCTGTGCTTGAGGAGACATTGGAGATAATAATTTACTTCCTACAGAACTTTGTCCTGCAAAAGTTTCTCTTGGAACAGCAATAGGTTGATTTTTATTTTCATCTAATGCTATTTGACCACCCACTTGAGCATTTTGAACATTCATCATTCCTTGAGGTTGAGGATTTTGTTGTATTTGTTCTCTCTCTTCTTGTATTTCTCGTACTCTTTCTTTACCTCTATTATTTATTTTTTCTAATCTGTCATACCCAATTTCTTCTGCTTCTGCTTTTGATATAACTATTTCTTTATTACTAATATCAACATCAATATCGCCTGCTTCTCTACCTGTTAGTTGAATACCCCTAGCTCTTAAACTATCTCTAGCATTTTTAATCATTTTTAGTATATCAGCTTTTCCTGCCATTGAGACGGCCGGTGCATTAATAACAAAATCACCTTCTTGTAATTGACGAGGAATATCATCTGCTACACCCGACATATCTTTGTTAGGCTCATTAACAACTTCTGTATTACCTACAGGTATTGGGCCACCAGTTGCTCTTCCAATAAATGGATTACCAGAAAATGCAGGTGTATTACCTGATTGAATAGTCTGTTCTCCGATAACAACATTCCCACCACCACCTTGATTAGCACTACCTTGTTGATTGCTATCTGGTTGTGAAGGCTGTTGTTGAATACCATCTGATTGAACTCCAGTAGACACTGTTTGACCAGTAGGTGTTTGATATGTTTGTTGTACTGTTTGACCACCCATCTCTACAGTGCTAAATAATTCAGAACCTTGTGGTAAAGTTTCTTTAAATTCACTAGCGTAAAATGTAATATCTGGTCTTTCTTTTCCTGCCGCATCATAAGCTGATAAAGTAGATGCTAATAGACCCGGTCTGTACTTTTGTAAATCTCTTAATGTTTTTTTATCAAACATATCATTATCGGCCGCATAATCAAAAAAGTTTCGTATTGCACTTCCATCAACACCTGCTTTACCATAAATAGTATTCATTTGTTGATATGGGTCAGCAAAAGTTGTAGCCATTTTTCTAAACAATTGTTTGCCAGAGTAATTAAGATACATTTTATCTTGTCTAAAAGTTCCATCCTCAATATCTTTTATCATTTCAGTAGCCGCTTTTTGTTGTGCTCTTCCATGAGAAATCCAAGATATAGCTACACCCGGAAGTGCCGCACCTCCCATAATTGCCGCTAACATAGGCTTTACTACTGCACGCATTGGGTCAGTATCTTTTAAACCTAAAGATTCACCTGTAGCGGGGTCAAAAGATTTAGATTTTAATCCCATAGATTGTAATTTATTTTTATATCTATCAAAAAGATTTTTATTTTTAGCTGTATTAGGAATAGATGAATTATTAAAACCAGTACCATTGTCTACAGAATTACCTGTACTAATTGGTAAATTTTTTGTTGAAGCACCATAGTTATACTTTAAACTACTATCTATGTCTGTCATTGCAGGAATAGTTCCTACAGAAAATTGATTTAGAGTAGATGCTCCCTCTGTTCCTAAAGCTAAATCTACCATTTGATTATCAACAGGAATTGATTGGTCTGCTACACTTACATTTTCTTTTACTTTATCTTTAGAGCCTATATCTTCTTCATATCGAGGGTTAGTGTATTTATTAACATTAATTTCTTTCCCCTCATCCACTTCTTTTTTTATAGCGGCAAATATTTGAGGAAATCTACCTGCTGTTTCTCGTGCTACACCTCTGTATACACCAGTTTTTGCAACAGCTACCATAGTTTCAACGTCACTACTACTAGGTGGTCTTTTATTTATAAATATTTCATCTGCTGTTGAAACCATTTTTCTCCCTATTTATTTTTATTAAATTCATTTATATTTGTTCTAAGAGCCAGAAGTTCCTCCAGTAAAATTGCTTTCCCCTGATTGCGGAATATTTCCTGTTCCGATTGTGCCACCACCAACGCCCGATGGGTCACTTGGATTTGCTCCTGTAGGTACCTCTCCATTGGCTCCCATAGAACCGGATTGTTGATTGCCCCCTTGAGTTGACTCGCTTGTTTTTTGTTCAGCATTTAGACCTCGTAATATTTCTGCAAATATTTGTGCATCATTCATATTGTTTACCAGACTATCTGGGTCAATATCCTGTGCAATTGCTAGCTCCCTAATTAAATTTGGTATTTTAATAAATGGTGCAAGCATAGGGTTAGCCACAGTTTGTAACAAGGTTGTTAATCTTTGTGACCTAACTTCTTTTTGCATTATACTAGAAACACCTTTTGGTTTTATTTCTAAATCACCAACTACATCTTGGTTTTCATTATCAAATTGCATATTCCATTGGAACATAGCTTCTCCTAATGGTTTAAGTAAAAAATCATCTATATTTTTCATAACTGTTTTTATAGATAAGTTTGCACCACTAAGTAGCATTGACAAACCAGAAGAAGTTCTTCCTGTACCAGACACACCTGTTTGACCATGCATAACAGATGGTATACCTGTTTCTTCATCTGCAAGTTGTCTTGCTTGCATATACATCTGTAGATTTTCTGGTGCAGTATTAGGAAATTTTAATCCATTTATTGCGGTTCCTGTGACACCAGATTGTCGTCTAAAGATTTTTCCCGGAAATATATCCATATTTTGACCCGGCACTAATGATGCTTCATCAACATCAAATACTAAGTTACCCGCTAAAGCTAAGTTATCAATAGCCATTCTAACATGGCCATTCATAAGTAACTGTGCATCTTCCATATTTTCTGGTACACCTATACCAAATAATTGATAAGGATTTATTTCATATGGAACAGATTGATATGGTATTCTTTCTGGAGTAAAAGGATTTAAAACAGCTCTTAATATTTTACCGTTACATATCCAAGCATTAATTTGTACTTCATCAAGAGCTGATAGGTTATCTACTTCTAGTCCTATTTCACTTGCTAAGTATGTATCTAATGTTCCCCAGTATTCTAATACTTCGTATCTATCAACATCATATTCTGCTTGAGCATCATACGATTGTATAATATCTTCATAGTATTCTTTTGTGTAATTAGAACCCATTTCCAGACATTCAGCTATTGCTTCCTCATTAAAATAAGGATGTTTTATTAAATCTCTTAACTGTTTTCTTGTAAACTTATGTCTTTCAATAGTATAATTACAATCTTCAATGTTAGTTGCATCTGGGTCTGGAAAAAAATCCCAACAAGATACAGCTTCTATTCTTGGAACTTCTTTATTGTATGGAGCATACATTTTTTCTCCATCAACAGTATCCCAACGATGAACTGTTTTAGCATAATTAAAAGGCCCTTTTACAATACCTGTTCCTAATAAAACAGATTCAAATATTGCATGTCTTAAAACACTTACAGCATTAGTATCTAATAACTGGTCATGTATTAATTTTTCCATCCTGCGTGATGTTTCTTGTGCAGGATATATCTCTGGTTGATTAGGTATTCTTGCTCTTCCCTCTGCTAAATTTGCACCTTCATACTCAGATTGTAATCCTCCTAATGGAGTTGCATTAGTTGCTCCCGGAAGTATTTCTTTACCATCGCCGGGAAACCCAACGGATGGTTCTAAATTTTCTTCTCCCGGTACACGCAAGTGTGCAACATCCGCAATACCTTCTGGTACTGGAGTAGAACTTACTGTAATAGGAAATTTTTTATTAGCAAATAAAACGTCAACGATTTGACCATATGCGGCAAGAGTTTTTGTTTTAGTAATTTTTACAAAAACTTTACTTTTTTCATTATCACGAAATTGAGTTGTGCTATCATACACCCCTCTGTAATTTTTGTAAGCTCTTAACCATCGAGCCTCATGGGTTTGTCTAGAAGCTTTTGAATCATTATATTTTGATTCAATATAGCCTACTATTCCCGGAGCCTCTTCTTCTGGCATAGTTGAAGTTTGGTCAGTGCCTTGAACTTCATCAACCATTTTTTACCTTTTTAATAATCTTTGTCTTTATCTGAATTTAAAATAGATGCATCTAAATTAGCTGATTTTGATTTACCTTTTGGAAATGGCTGATTTAATGGATTCTCATCACCTTCTTTAATTTCTGTTGAAAATTGTAAAGGCATACGAGTTAGAGGAGCATCTGGTTCACCCATTTTTAGCTCACTCTGTTTCATAATATAGTCTTTTCCAAAGTTATAATTACCACCCGGCATATTTATCTCCTTAGTTATTTATTAATTTAAGTATTACCTTAATACCCAAAAACTGTGTCACTGGGTTCATACGAAACCCTGTCTTTAATTCTATTTAGTGTTGTATTTAGTGTTGGCTGATTAGATTGTCTAGTCATAATCATATATCGTAATGCATCATAGGCATGGTCATCAGCTTTTGTATCAACATCCTCTGGATTAGTTTTTGATGTTGGTATACTTGATAATGTACGAATTAAATTTGTACAAGTTGCAAATACTTTTAATTTAGGCTCACCAGTCCGTTCGTTAATAGCTAATCGTCTATGCATTTCTACTTTTCCAGATATTCTATCTCTATCAGCAGGAATCCAACGAACACCACTTCTAATCATCGTTTCAGCTATACTAGGGCCTAGGCCTGTTCTATTCCAACAACTTGTATCTAATATACACATAGCCATTGTTGGGTCAGCTCTTTCCATTTCTAAAATTAAATGAGCTAATTTTTCTCCAGTATAACCTGCACCATATAGTTCACGATAGATATATATGTTACCATCAAAATCTACTGTACCCCATAGGACACAGGATGGTGACGCATAACCATAATCCGCCGCTCTAAATCTTTGCCATCCTATAGGAACCTCAAAAGGTTCTATAACATGTAAAGCTCTAGCAAACTCTGGGAAAGCCGCACCTTCTGCAACTTCCCAATCCCCATCTAATAATCTTTTTCTTTCGACTTCTGGTAAAGAACGAAGCATAGCTTCATACTGACCATCTTTCATTAAGTAAGGGTTATCAGTTAATCTAGCAGGTATAAACTTCCTTTGAAACAAAGGTTGACCTGCTTTTTCATGATTTGGAGGCCATCTATAGACTTCTCCAGAATCAATATCACACGCCGCAAAGCTCTCATATGGAGGTGAAGGGTCAATGTACATTTTCTTTACCCACCAACCACCTACACCGCCGGGGTTAGCCGTGCACCTCATATAAGGTTTTATCTCGGGATTTGTCGTTCTTAATCGAGAACGCAAATACTCCCAAACAAAGGGAGTAGGATAATGTGTAATCTC